GTAATATACAAACGTAAACCATGGATCATGGTGTGCGGCTGTGGAAAGTATAGTTATATCATTAGGTTACGTCTGAAAAAGTGGATAATTTACTGTGAAACCGTATTAATACGCGCGTGGGAGGAGAAAAAAGTGCCCCAAATTGGCACCATGTACGTATTAAAAACAGAAACCGCTCTATTAGGAGAGAAAATGCCAAAAAGAGCTAAAAAGATGTGCACCAAGGCAGGGTGCCGAAGGCTAACTGACGGCACCAGCTCACGATGTGAACTGCATCCTTACGAAAAAAGACGGGGTGTGTCTGCTGAATGGGCCCACCTATACAAAACGGCTGAGTGGCACCGGATCCGTCGCGCATTTTTATCAGCCAATCCGTTTTGCTGTGAGTGCAACGGTATTGCTACAGTGGCAGACCATAGGCAACCGCACAAAGGGGACCGCCGGCTGTTTTTCGATGTGCGCAATCTACAGCCAATGTGCACGCGGTGTCACAACAGCAAGACAGCGAGGGTAGACGGTGGGTTTGGTAATAAGATATGATTTGGTTACTGAGGGTGGGGGGTGTCTCAAATGTAGGCACATCCGGCCACAGGTACGTGCCCTGTGTTAATTTTTTATACCAACGAACCAGGGTTACACAACATCAATAGACTGAGGAGACAACCATGGCACAGCGTAAACCCACAGCGGTACTTGAAATGCGCGGCGCGTTTAAGGATAACCCCAGCCGAAAACGGGACCGGGCCGGAGAACCAACGGATTTCACACCATTATCAGCAACGCCACCTAAGCATCTAACGGCCCGTGAGAAAAAAGTCTGGATTGAGTACATGGGATATTTCCCCCCCGGTATAATCGCCAGCATGGATATGCTTGTGTTTGAGACGATGATAATATTGTATACAAAATTCCGTGACCGTAAGACGCGGGAGAAAATGACCCCCTCAGAGGTCGGCAATATGTTGCGGTGCGCTATTACCATGGGCCTTACACCAACGGAGCGCAGCAAGCTGATTCAGAATCGCAAGCCTGGTAGTAAGACAGGCTGGGACGGGTTGTGACAGCTACCTTTGGTGACCGGGTAACCGCCTATGCTGAGGCAGTGGTTGCTGGCGACGTACTAGCAGGGGAGTACGTCAGGTTAGCTTGCGCCAGGCACCTGTCTGATTTAGACAGGGCAGATACAGACGCTTTTCCATTTGTGTTTAATCCCTTGATGACTGACAGTGCGGGTATAAAGTACGAGCCAGTTGAGCGTGTATGTAAATTTATTGAGCTATTGCCGCACGTTAAGGGTAAGTGGGCGAGACAGCGCAAGACGTTGACGCTTGAGGATTGGCAGGTGTTTACAGTGGGGTCGGTGTTTGGTTGGATTAATCGCGACACCGGGTTGCGTCGGTTTCGCACAGCATACGATGAAGTGCCGCGTAAGAACGCAAAGACAACATTGGCTTCAGCTATTGGTTTGTACATGCTCACGTATGATGACGAGGCGGGGGCCGAAGTGTACAGCGCAGCGGGCACAGCAGATCAGGCCAAAATATCATGGTCTATTGCTAAGACTATGGTGGATAAGTCCCCCGGTATGCAGGCCCGTTTTGGGGTGCGTACTTACGCACATGCTATTACACGTGAGATGGCCGGGGCATTTTTCCATTATCTCAGCAGCGATAGCAAAGGTCTTGATGGGTTGAATACGCATGCTGCTATTATTGATGAGCTGCATGTACATAAGAACCGTGCTGTTTTTGACGTTATGGAGACATCAACCGGGTCACGTGAGCAGCCGCTGATGTTTATTATAACTACAGCCGGGTCTAATCGGGCGGGTATTTGCTACGAACAGCGAGGTTACACAATAAAGCTGCTCACTGGTACTATAGTTGACGATACCTATTTTGGCATCATTTATACAATTGATAAGGATGATGATTGGCGGGATCCCTCAGTGTGGGCAAAGGCTAATCCAAATTATGACGTATCAATATTTCCTGACGATTTGAAGCGGCTTGCCGATAAGGCGATGGCCACGCCATCAGCTCAGTCAAATTTTTTGACCAAACGATTGAATGTGTGGGTGAATGCTGATGATCCATGGATGAATATGGGCAAGTGGGATGGGTTGGCTGACAGTAGTATTGACCTGAAAAGTTTTCAGGGTAAGCTGTGTCGGGTCGGACTGGACTTGTCATCAAAGACAGATATAGCAGCCTTTGTAGCCGTTTTTGAGTCTGTTGTGTCTGGGGTTAAGCATTACGCAGCATTTGGTCGATTTTATTTACCCGAAGAAACCGTATATACTACGCCTAACGATCAATATAAGGGCTGGGCAGAATCCGGGTATCTCACCTTGACGCCTGGCAACATCATAGATTATGCTTATATTGAGGATGACTTGCACGGACTAAGCAAGAATCATCAGGTTGCTGAGGTGTTGTATGATCCTTTTCAGGCAACGTATTTATCAACGAGGTTGATGGATGAAGGGTTCACCATGATTGAAGTGGGGGCTACAGTGCGCAATTTCAGCGAACCAATGAAAGAGTTGGAGGCGTTGGTGCTGTCTGGTCGTTTCCATCACGATGGCAATCCTGTGATGTCTTGGATGATGTCTAATGTAGTCTGTCACTACGATCAAAAAGACAACATTTTCCCGCGTAAAGAAAAACCCGAAAATAAAATAGATGGCCCGGTTGCTTTGATTATGGCAATGAATCGGTTTTTGACTGAGGAGGCCCCACTACAGTCTGTGTACGAGCGCAGAGGAGTATTAACACTATGACAAGTTTATCAGACCAGCGCGTACCTGGCGGCAGCGTAGGCAATAGCGTATCAATCGGCGACAAAGTAACCACTGCCAGCGGACAGACGGTGGCGTTGGTGAGTATAGGTGACGCTTTAGCTAATGAGCGTAACGCAGGCACATCAAATCAATATGGTGTGGGAGTGGACGAGTGCAACATTAAAAGAGTAACTGCAAATCTGACAGATGATGCAGTAAGTTCGGGATCGCCAGCACTGCTGTTTGGCTTAATCATGGAGTCAGGGCAAACAGGCGCAGTCACAATTAAAGATGGGACTACCACAGTTATTACATTGGCACCCGGAGCAAACGGTCATATCGATTTCAAAGGGGCTAAATTTAATACAAATTTAACGGTAACAACGGCTGCATCGGCAACGTGTGTATTACTTTGGAGGCCTCAATAATGGCTAGGTTAATGATTCGAGAAAAGTACCGTGTTAAAAAGTCTGGTATTGTATTGCATAATTTTTCAAGTGCTGCCGCTTGGGTTGGTGGTGGTACTACTCGGACAGATGATGCAACGATATTTAAAGAAGGAACGCAATCTGTAAAGTTTTCAGGTACTACTGTAGGCTCACGTTCTGAGTTAAAAAACATCAATTTTGACCTTTCCGCTGGTGGCACATTGAAGTTCCGTGTTTATTGTGAAAACTTGGCTCTAAATAGTTCAGTTGAGTCAAGATTTAGTGTGAATGCAACAGGTGTAAGCGGTAGTAATGCCACTATATCGTGGAATAGAAATGAATTAAACAATGGATGGAATGAACTTGTTGCTAATATTCCAAATGGAAATGTATCTCGTGTGGGAGGGATTGCTGCGTGGACATTTAGTGGTACGACAACAGACTTTAACACACCAATGCAATCAATGTCTTTAGATTTGAGTGGTCAAGGCGTTGGTGATTTCTGGTTTGACTCATTAGAATTTGGCGCATATACAAGGCCTAATGTTGTAATAGGGTTCGATGCTGTAGACAGTAATCATGTAGCAACAGTTATGCCTTACATGCGTAACTACGGTATGGTTGGGTATATAGCACTGCAAGGCGGTTCATTTAATTCACCCATAACAGCTAATAGCCAAGCGTTATATGATAATGGTTGGGATATTATTGGGCATACTGTTACTCATGCTAGGCTTGGTGATTTAACAACAGCGCAGCAGATAATAGATGAGGTGCAACCGAATCTTGATGCAATATCCGCAGCCGGGTGGCCTAGAGGAATCAAACATTTTGCATACCCGCAATCCAGTTTTAGTGATTTAGCTGTTGCAACATTAGGGAGTATGGGATTACATTCTGCCAGAGCAGGCACAAGTCCATTTATATCAATGTCGCAATACGGATGGCTCAATCCCCATTTACATGGTAGCCTGGAAATGAATAATCTTACATCATTAGCACAAGCAAAGGATAGAATTGACGATGCAATAATACTTGGCGTATCAATTAATATATTTGGCCATCAAATTGGCGCTGTAGCTGACAGTCTAACTTGGACGACAGCAGATTTCGAAGCACTAATGGATTATATCTATCAGAAAAAACAACAAGGTCTTATTGATACTCTGTCACTGCCGAACTGGTTTGATCAATTAGAAAAACCAATGAGATCAGGGATATGAATACTAATTGGCATTTCCATGTAGCACATTCTCAGTCTCTGGTTGAAACACAGTACAATGGAGAGAATTGTTGGCAATCAACTGTTGCTGTTGATGATGACACAGGCGGCAGGTGGGGAGACACTCCTCAGACACCAAGAAAGAGGGCGCAAGTAGCATCAAAACTGAGACACAATAACGGCGATTATGCAGAGTACGCATATTCATTATGTTTTCCGAGCGACTACGTGTTTGAGGGGAAAGCTACAGTTATGTCTCTGCACGAAAACAATAAAACCAACCCTGATAGACCCGCTCCATTATTCGACATAATCCAAGACGGGAGCACCCTCCGTTTTATTATCAGACCTGATAATACAAGCTTTATCGTTCTCCTTGAAAAAGAAATTGTACCTGATATGTGGTATCACTTTAATCACGTACATAAATACACAAATACCAACAAAGGGTATTGCCATGTATCATGTAACGGTCAGGAAATAATAAGCTATAACAACGCACCGACGATGGATGCGCTTGATACTGACGTGTATATAAAGCTCGGCCTTTATGTGTGGGGAGGTTTTCCTGCAGGTATTAACTCAAGACGGATGTATTTTAAAGCATGAACTACACACTAAAATCAATTCTGATAACCGTATCAATCCTGCTGGCTGTATTCTTGTCGGTTAGATGTTCAGCCGGGCAGTTGGCTGTTACATCGCAATGTGATGAAGCTATTGCTTATCAAGCTTACACAGTCTGCTATAGCAATAAATACAAGTCACCTGTATTTAGCTCATACACAGTCACGCCTGCAATGATTGATGCACCGGTGATTAAAGGTAGACCGAGTTTTCACATTGACCGACATATACCAAAACAGTACAGGGCATCAAATAATGACTATAGTAACTCAGGATATGATAAAGGGCACATTGCGCCAAACTCTGCACTCAATTACGATAAGAAAACGCAACGGGAAACATTTACATTATCCAATGCAGCTCCCCAAATCGTTAATTTCAATCGCGTACTCTGGCGAAAAATCGAGCGTCATGTACGTGGATTAGCGTTAACGCATATTGTCGGAGTAGTTACGGGTGTTTGCCATAGTGACAAGCATTTAACTATTGGTAGAAATGGTATCAGTGTACCGGATGCGTTTTTCAAACTGGTTCGGTATGATAATACAACAATATTATATTATGCTAAAAATACACCACACAAGAACACAAAAATAGCCGATTATGTAATCACGATAAATGAGTTTGATAAACTTTGTAACGGTGTAAATATAAAATAGCGGACAATACGATGATTAAAAAAGTAAGAATTGAAAACGCGGACATAAGTGATCATGTTTTGATGGTGCAGGTTTGGTCTGTAAATGAAGATGGTACTGATGGAGAAATGCTATCTGAAACGGAACTGCCTAATCCTACGGACATGGTCGAAGAGTACGTGTATAAAGAGCAGAAACTGGTTATTGTTGAGAAATCATAGCTGATGAGAACAAGCAACGATCAACCAGAAAATCCTAGATTACGGTTTGTAATCGCGCTGGCATTGGTTGCGTTTTTCTATTTTCTATTGCATTTGGATGACATTGTATGAATATACTGTCGATTATATTGAGTCGACTGACGAAAGCGCCCAAGTTGAGGCAGCCCAGGTCATGGGGCGCATACCGTAAAAATGCGGGTGTTGTTGTTACTCACGATAACGCGATGACATACAGCGCTGTATGGCGTGCGGTAAATCTTATTAGCGGTACGCTTGGGACGCTTCCGTGGTCAGTGATACAACGTAAGGTCACAGCCGGCGGCGCTGTTAAGCGGGAGAGATTGTTGAACCACCCAGCAAATAGTGTACTATCGGTCATGGCAAACGATGAGATGACGATACAGGCGTGGGTTGAGTCGATGGTGGCGTGGGCTTTAACTTGGGGAAACGGGTATTCAGAGATTGAGCGCGATAAAGCATCGCGCCCGGTAGCATTGTGGCCTATAGACCCATCAAGGGTGACGCCAGACCGGGACGGATCAGGCAAGTTGGTCTATCGCATACAGAATTCAAGGGGTAAGGAGGACACTATACTTCAGGCCCGTGATGTGTTTCACCTGAAGGGTTTGGGTTTTGACGGATTGATTGGGTATAGCGTTATTGGCCACGCGGCGCGTACTATTGGGTTGGGGATGGCCACTGAAC